CACGGTCCAAATTAAAAGACTATCCACCACACCCTATTGGGTCAAAGACAACTTCACACTTAAGGATGGGAAGTATATTCCACGAAAGGCACTTAAGATTATTCCTAAAGGTGTGCTGAAAGCTAATGTAAAATGAAAAAACGCTTGTACTTGATAAAATGGGTGGACTCCTATCAGGATACCATGAATGTATGGACGGGAATCAAAATGATCAAACCCCCTAAGAATATGATTTGCCTTTCTGTTGGGTGGATTGAGAAAGAGACAAAAGACAACATCACCATAATCCCCCATATCTCATGCGTGAACTTTAAAAAATCGGAAAGGTCCGGCACAGGCATGATGACTATTCCTGTGGTATCCGTTTTGGAAAGGATCAAATTGGAATACTAAACCGAGATATATTTTAAAGTAAAAGATGCAAGATTTACCCAGATGGGCCGAGGCCGCACTGGCGATCGGGATCCCATTGAGTGCTCTGGCCCTCTCATTTTTCTTATCCCGTAAGGAAACCAGGACGAAGGCCAAGAAGCGGGGCAACAAATACCACCTCTAAAAAAATCTGAGGCGCTCTTATATTTTAAAGAGAAAGCGCCAATGAAACAAAAATTGTTAGAGGCCCTGAAAACCAAATTCAATGGGGTTCAGGACTCAATCCTTGACAGGCAGGCCACCAAGATGGCTAAAACTGTCACCTCAGAGGATCAGATCGAGACCGCAATCAGCGGGGTCACTTTTGACACTCTCCTCCAATCAGAAACAGATCGCCGGGTTTTAGAAGCTTCCGAAACCGCAGTCAAGAACTACGAGAAGAAGCACAAACTGAAGGACGGCAAAACCACCGAAAAGCCAAAGGATCCAGATCCGGACCCAGACACAGAAACGGGGGACGGCAAAGAAAAGATCCCTGCCTACATGAAGGAATTCATGAGGGAGCAGAAGGAGCTCAAAGAGCGATTGGAGAAACAAGAAAAGGATCGGGAGATTTCAAGTAAGAGGGCCGAGGCCAAGGAGCTGTTAAAGGCTTCCAAGATTCCGGACAAGCTCAAAGAGAAATGGCTCAAAAGGGTTGACCTCAGCGATGAGGAAACATCCCTGGAGGACCAGGTGAAGGAGCTTGAAACGGAGTACCTGGATTTGAAGCAGGAGCATATCAATGATTCTGTGGATGGCGGCCAAGGGGAAAAAGGCGGCGAGGTCGCCGACTCGGACATGAATGATTTCCTAAGCAGTGAGTTTCCTGAGACGCCAAAAGAATCCTAATCATTAACAAAAAAATTCGTCATGTACGTAAAAGAAACTTCTGATACCGAAAGATCCCTGGCCGTTGAACTCGTGCTGGAGGATATTCCCGGTGGGGGTGTCGTAGATCCGGATGACTTCAAGGCAGCCACCACCTCCGTTGGAGAGGGTGCTCTTCTTGGGGTCGATTCCAGTGGAATCTACCACATCTTCAAAACGGCCGAGCTCTATGAGGATGAGGCCGATGATGAGACTGGCTACAAGGTCCTGAAGGGCCATGAGTTCAAGGTGGGTGATTTTATCACCGATTCTGGCCTTGTCGGTGCGGCTTATGCCATTACCGAAATCACTACCACGGAGGATGATTATGACACCATCACTGTGGGTACCACCCTGGGTCATGCCATGCTTGATGGCGAGTGCCTTGTACAGGCAACGGCGCAAGCGGCTGCCGGAAGTGCGGCGTTTAAATACACCCCCGTGGGTATTTCAAGGAACTCCGTTGATCTGGCCAATGACAACCTGGGCTGTGGAATCATGGTCCGTGGAAGGGTTAGGGAATCACTGCTCCCCTACTCTGTGGATGCAAATATCAAGGCACTTTCCGCTTTGTCCTTAATCAGATTTGTGTAACCCTTAAAAAAGAGACAAAATGGAACGTACACTTTTGAAAGAACTGAACAAGAAGAACCTTGAGGCTTACATCAATAAGAAGCGTGAAGCTCTTCTGAGAACCCTGTACTGGCAGCTGTTTTTCGGGCTGAAGTACACGACCCAACTCACATGGGAATCACTATCCGGCTCGGGCGGCGCCCCGGTGATGGCTGACGTTGTCGAGTACAATGCCAGCGCCCCCCTGAAAACCCGCAGGTCCGTAACAAAGATCAGCGGTGATATCCCCAAGATCACCCTGAAGAGGCAAATGGATGAGAAGGATCTGAATGACTATAACACCATGAAGGCCATGGCCGGCGGTGGTAGTAAGGCGGATCTTTTGAAACTGGTCTTTGATGATGTCGACTTCTGCTACACCGGCGTGATGGCGCGTACAGAGCACCTATGTATGCAGGCATTATCCTATGGATCCCTGGCCCTGACCGCCGCCAATAATAACGGCATCGTGACAGAGACCACCGTGGACTTTGGGATTCCCTCGGCGAACAAGACCGCAGTAGACACCATCTGGTCCACTGCCGCCTCGGCTACGCCGATTGCCGATATCAAGGAGAAGGTTGAAGATGCAAGGGAAAATGGACACGTTATCACCAAGATCATCATGGACCTGGCCACCTTCAACTATCTGGCGGCCACAGACGAGGCCAAGGAAACATTCGCCGGATGGCGGGGAGTAACCTCCAAGACCAAGCAATACCTGGATCTTGCTTCCGTGAATATGCTGCTTGAGGGTCACCTCTTGCCGCCCATCCAGATTGTGAACTCAGCCGTGAGGTTTGAGTCCCTGGCTCACGCCATGACCTCCGTGGCCCCCTGGAAAACGGGCTATGTCACCTTTGTGACCGACCAGCGCGTGGGGCAGGTGAAGCATGGGCCCATTGCCGAGGAGAACCTGGCTGCCGCCAAGAAGATAGCGGTCATGAATAAGCGTGATCATGTGCTGATCTCCAAGTGGAGCTCTCTGGATCCGGTGGCTGAATTCACCAAGGGTCAGGCCAATGCGTTCCCCACTTTCAATGATGTGGATTCGATCTACATCCTGAAAACAAACGCCACCTCCTGGTCATAATTAACTGATGCGTAAAGCATGACGATCAAAGAAGCAATATTATCTTATCCGGGTCTCTCCGATATTCCCGATAACTATATCTCTAAGGTGTTGGTGGACCGCTCTATCGCAAACGATGGGGCGGCCACTTATGCCATTGAGTCGAACACCACCGTGGCGTTGTGTGCTGCTGATTGCTATATGGCCATTGTCGCGTCCCCTGATTTCTCTGAGGGAAGATTCTCAATGAAATTCAGCCGTGGTGCGATGAGGTCCCTGGCCGAACAGCTTTATCGAAATAATGGTGAGCCGGAAAAGGCAAACGCTTCTATGATTGGAACAGGAAACGCAAAACCAAATTGGTGGTAAAACGATATCCCCATACAGCCACCATCAAGGTGATCACTGATGTGATTACCAATGGTGAATATGCCGGGAAGAGTGAATCGCAATCCACCATTATTGGCCGCCTGGAACCCTCGGAGGGGGGCACCACCAGGGTAAAGCACCCCGATGGTGACATTATCGAGGTGGCCGCTAAGTTCTTTACCAAGTCTGATGTGATAGCGGGAGCGGATGAGCTGACCGTAGATGGTCGCACCTGGAAGATTGTGTACTGGCCCCCATTACAGAGTTACTCTGAGATATGGCTGGCCTGACACCAATGTTCGGCGATGCCGATCTGTTGCGATGGAACCTAAAGTTCCAACGAAACGCCACGGAGAAGATCATCGAGGCCCTTACTTATGCTGGCGAATATTTCGTCAAGCTGGCAAGAGAGAACGGCGCCTACAACGACATCACCGGGAACCTCAGATCCTCGATCGGATATGTGGTTATTGTTGATGGTGACGTTGTGTCGGATGATTTTCAGGGTGTGGCAAACGGACCGGATGGGGTGATAAATGCCAGGCGGCTGGCCACAAAGCTGGCACAGGTACACAGCAAAGGGTTCGTCCTGATCGGAATGGCCGGGATGGATTACGCCATGAAGGTTGAGCAGATCAACGGGAAGGACGTGATCGCCTCAAGCCAGGTAAAGACAAATGATCTGTTGGTTAAACTGTTAAAGAAAGCGATTGATGGCTGACGGTTTTGATAGCGAGGAGATACTGCACGAGATGATAGAGTCCGTAGGCGTGCCGGTCTATAAAGGCCCGGCACCGCTGAATCTTAAGGCGGAGCACATCGTAATTCGTGCCATAGTGACCACCTCTCTTGATGTTGTCAATGTGATCCCGGTGGCTATTAATATCTACGTACCCAAACCGGATAACGGGATGGTGAATCGTGACCGCTTAAAAGCCATCAGGACGCTTGTGCGGGGGCTTATAGCCAACGGATCAAGCCCGGAGGGGTATTACTGTGTTATTGACCCTGCTTTCTCACAGATTATGGAAGAGGCCAAGAAAGGCTTTGACTGTTTCACAATGCGATATGAACTCACACAAAATCAATAAAATATGAAAGCGATTGGAATTGAAAAAATTGAGTATGGCACCGTAGGAGACGGAGTACCCGCCGTTTCATTCACGGAGCTTGCCGAGTCCATCGTGGAGGGATCGCTGGGTTTCAATAACTCTGAACCCAGTGACGAGAACATGATGACTGAAACCTCTGACACGCCGTATCACACCATCACCACGAAGGATGATCCGGACTATGTCGAATTCTCTTTGTATGCCCCCTCTGCCGCCAATTTGTTGGTGCTGATGGGTGGGGCTGTTTCAAGTGGTGAATGGTCCGCCCCCACCACCATCCCCGAGATTAACAAGACGTGGAAATTTACCACCTCAACCATTAATGGAGAGTATGTTGAACATCTTATTGTCAACGGTAAAACAGTGGCCCGTTTTGGTAATGCTCCCGGAAAGAAGTCCTCCGAGACAGTGATCGTGCGCGTGTACGTCCAGGAGGCCCGTACCGCTGCCGGTGTCGTGAACACCCCCTATAAGCGCACCGTGGTTAGTACATAGCGGGACACCGTTTTTTACTATCATACTTCCACAGAAGAGGTCACCCCATAAAGGTGGCCTCTTTTATATTTTAAATTAAAATGTTCAACGAGCTTCAAGACCTCCTTGGGCTACAAGCTGACACCATCGCCGATGTGCCCTTAGTAGTGCCTTTTGTGATCAATGACAGATCGATGCTTCCAAAGGAATTCCCCATTTCAAAGACAGAAACAGAAGAGGAGCTTAAACGCTTCTCCCTCCCATGGATCCGCGCCAAGATCACCCGAAAGAAGACGGTTAAAAAAGAATATCGCACGGAGATCATCATTGAGCCACAAAAGACCGGCACCGTCATGCGTCTACACCCCCTCATTACCAAGATAGACCAGGAAGACCTGGAGAAGATATCGGTCAACCAAGACAGGCCGTTTGATGAGGCAGCCCCGGGCATCATGGCTAAGTATCATGACGTGATTGTGGAGGCCATATGCATTGGGATTTATAACAGAAAGGGCCCGTTCCCTGAGTATATGCCCGAGTTCTTAAGGGAGAATTGCACATGGAAGGACCTGCACTATTTCCTTAACGCCATCCTTTTTCGGATGGGGACATTGTCTTTCATAAACTCTACCACTCTTCTGACGAAGATGGGCCCGGGAGCAGCGGAGATAATAGCCCTGCAGGAGAACCTGGAGAGCCACGGGAAGGAAAGGCTGATGACAGGCTGATAAACCCCTTCTCGCTCCTTGAAATAGTAAACAAGGCCTTTGGATTTGATCCACATTACACCCTGTGGGGGATGAGCTATCAGATGCTCAACTCCATGATGATTGAAGCCGGCTTCCGACAAAAGAATAGTGAGATCCTGCGCGATGAGCACGGTGAATTCGAATGGATAGAGCATGAAGATTTTGATGGTAAGATGCAAAAGATCAAAAAATACAAAGACCCAAAAGCCGTATAAGCCATGCCGATACCCACAGGAAGCAATGACCTGTATTTTGCCACAGGGATAGACAACACCGGATTAATGCGTGGATCTCAGCAGGCCATTGGGATCATACGCGGTATGACCTCACAGATCACCAAGGCAGATGTTTTCGCCGGTCTGGCGGCTGGCGCTGCAATAGCTTTCGCAAAGGCATCGGATGCCGTGAAAGACTTCGCCATTGAGTATGAGCACTCGATGAAGGAGGTGCAGACCATCTCCGCGGCCGTGCAGGGCAATTTTGACGGTTATGCAGACGCCATTGTTCGTATGTCCACCGAGGTGCCTCAATCAGCTAATGAGCTGGCCAAGGCCTATTATCAGATCGTCTCTGCCGGATACGATGGTGCTGAGGGGCTCAGGCTTTTGGAGACCTCCGCCAAGGGGGCCGTTGGGGGCGTCTCTGATGTGGCAACCGTAGCCGACGGTATCACCACGGTGATGAACGCGTGGAAGCTATCCGCCGCACAAGCAGGTGAGGTTTCTGATACGTTTTTTAATACGGTTAAGCTGGGTAAGACCACAATTAGTGAGCTGGCCAGCAATATAGCCCAGGTAGCCCCTCTGGCCGCCGCATATGGGGTGAGCTTCGAACAGATCGCCTCCGCTACGGCCACCCTGACCAAGCAGGGAACCTCCACATCCATGGCTATGACACAGTTGCGTCAAGCCCTTATCGCCGTAAATGAGCAGCTGG